CCCGATAATACCATACCGATAAACGATACGATGTGTTCTTTTATTCCTTCTAATATCCAATCCATTGTGATATGTGTTTTTAAGTTATTTTCCCTTTTCCTTCACTTATAGTAGCACCCGATTGGGTGGCTGCCGTTCCTGCTGTGGTTACACTGATACCTGGTGCAACGGTTACCTCGCCACTGCGGACAAAGGCGTCAATAAGGGAGGCTAAGCGTTCGGCATACTCTTCTGGATTTGCCTCTGTCTTGGTAAGCATATCCTGCTGCAGGGCGATAATACCTTGTTTTAAGGCTTGTTTGTTTAGTGCCATAGTGCGTTTATTTTGTTGTTAATCTCCTCAAACTTTGCTATATTATTCGGGGCAAAATTGCCAGGGCCTGCGGGTGTCTGTATAATTGCACTTTTAAGCTCAGTTATAAGGTCGTTTAAAAGGGTTTTAAAGTCTATCGTTTCGTTGTGTATGGTGAAATTATCTGCTTTTAGTTCGTATGCTTCTACCTCTTGAGCATTGAGCAAAAAGGGCTGACTTTCATTATTTTCTACCATACCCACAAGGATAAGACTTCCTACTTTTGGTTTGATATACATTCCTCCTATGCCAAGTGCTATGTTTAAAAAAGGTAGCTTCGTATCTAAATCAGTAGCTTCACAGGTTTTTTCCTGCCAATCTACATAGGTTACTGTTGCCCATTGTAGCACTTGGGGGATAGCTTTCTTTATCTTTTCAGAAAGCAATATGTCAAACTCGTCTATCTCGTTCATAACTATAATGTACTACCACTAATTTCTATTTCCTGCCTATATTGGGCGTTGCTAATACTCTTCTTTACTCTATCTACATAGTACTGACCGTGTCTATCGGGGTAGAGGGTAGAGCTTAGGCGTATATTCTCGCCGTGCTGTACGGAGGGGGTGCCATAAGTGGTAAAACTCCCCTCAAAACCCTCGCGCTTGTGTAGCTCATATAGGCGTTTTACTTCCTTCTCAAGCTCAGCTTGTGAACTAACGTGCCAAGTCATTTTTAAAGTCGTTTTAGGGTTCTCATCGCCAAACTCGTATTGTAGGCGTTTGCCTTTGCCAAAGGACGAGGTGCCTATAATCTTTATGGTGCGCTCTTCTTTGCTTAGGTACTTAAGGTTATTCTCGGTGCAATTGCGTTCCAGGTCGAAATGTTTTATTTCATTACCTGCTTTTACATCCGAATAAGGCTTCGCTATAGTGAGTTTGCCCGCACGAATAAAGCTGTATATTGACCAGTCTTTTTGCAGTTTGTCTAACACCGCACCCAGTGTGGTATTGCTAAAACGTACGCCACCAAGACTTATATCTTCTACTTCTAAAGGGTAGTCTTTCACTACTTCGGTGAGGAATGTTTTTAGACTTGCCTTTGCCGACACGTAATTGACGGGCAACTGTCGTAGCTTCCACATTGCATCGCTAAGGCTAATAGTGATAGGAAAGTCTGCTGATACTTGTGTAATGAAGCCCTCAAACTCCTGCAAGAGTTCTCCATTGTAGCCCATTTGTATTACTACCTTGTCACCTACGGCAAAGAGCTCTCTTACCTTTTGCTTATCAAAATCACCTACATTACGGGGCAGCACCACGCTTGCTGTATCAGTGAGCATCTTCCACGAGCTTTCAATCTCAATGGCTGAAACTTTTTGCACCTTAAAAGGGGTGCCCTGCTTAGGGTAAAAGGTAACGGCTACTTCAATGGCTAAGGTCATAGGCGGTAAATGAGTTCAAAAGGTTCGTCACTAATGCAATTTAGCTCTATGGGGATAATGTTAGGAGTACCCTCCAAGCTGCGTATATCAATGCTTTCAATCACGAGGTTGTGGATATTTTTCCACCCAAAAAGGTCGCCTTCTACCGAGATAGATTGTATCACCTCCGACCATTCTATAAGGCGTTTTTCATACTCTCGTGCGGTTAGCTCATCGTTGTGGCATACGGTACGAATACGTATTTGCCAATCGTCAAAGCCATAGATTTCCTTTACAGTACCATTGCCACCTATTACATCTGTCCGACTGATATTCTTTACTCTCGAAAAATCTACCATAGTAGCAGGAGGCAACCAAAAGTCCGCTAACTGCTTCTCTACTATCTTACTTTGGTAGTCGTAGAACTTATAGCTACCTGCTGTGAATTTCATAGGAAATACAATGGGTGTACCGAGTTTGGATAGCCGCATAGCTTCCTCTCTTTCTACAGTGCGGATACTGCCATACTCAGCTGTGTGGGCTGGCTCTTTGCCTATAGGTACTGTGAGGTACACGGGCAGGTTAGTACCAAAAGCCAACTTAAAGAGTTGTGATATGTTATAGCGGTTATCCATTGTCTATATTGAGCTTTAATAGTTTCTTAATAGCATCATAGTCTTTGCCGTCTCTTTCTAACTGTATTTTGATACGTTTCTCTACAGCCGTGCGATTGTTTTTCCCTTTGATGAGTTCTACCATATTCGCTCCCACAAGTGGATCGGACTTCCAATTGCCCTGCTGACTTTGGAGGATAAAGCCTACCTCTTGCAGGAGGCTATCGCCAAGAGTAAAGTCGCCTGCTATGATTTCTAAGTCGTTATTTTCGGTTACAAGTATATCCATCATTCCTATAAGGTTACTAAGGCATCGCGCATACGGTCATTGATTTTGCTAATCACTCCATTAGCGGCATTTTCTTTGCTACCAATGGTTTTGTCGATAGGGAAGGTACAATTCATTGTGATGTTCACAGTAATATTCTTATTACCTCCACCACCTCCTCCTACGCTCATAGTGCCTTCCTTACCTCCTTCTTTGCCACCTTTAGTAGGGGTGATAGGGTTGGGGTTTGCACCTCCTCCAATAGCCGAACTGGCAGAAAGATTGCCTGCTTTAGGGGCTTCAGTAGCTTCTTTTTTCTCCTCTTTATTCCACGTGAGCGACTGCCCTGCTTTAATAAATTCCTCTTTGGCAGCTATGCCTGTTTCATATACTTTCTTAGCACTATCGGCAATCGCTTGTTTGCGTTTTTCGGTATCTTCATTGATTTGAGCGAGCATTTTGTTATTCTCATCCTCGTCACCTAAGCCTACCGCATTTTTAAAACTATACCAACCTTCTTTTATCTTATTAAGCCCTATCATCAGCCCATTGATAAGAGTTGTCCAGCCCATTTCTATATAAGCAATAAAGCCTTGAAAAAGAAGTTTTGCACCTTCCCAGGTGTGTTTCCACGCTTCACCCCAACCGCTCACTTTGTTTGCCAGCCACACAATAGCAGCCACCAAAGCACCAATAGCTACAATCACAATACCGATAGGATTAGCCGATAGAGCAGCGTTCCACAGCCATTGTACAGCAGTGGCAACTTTTGTCCATACTACCATTAGTTTTTGGGCCACAACTGTCTGTCTAAGCCAAGCCCCAACGCCTTTGAGTACAGGCGCAAGTCCTGAATAAGCAGCACCCATATCACCCAGTACGCTCACTACGCCTCCTAAGCTATCGCCTACTACACCAAGCACTTTGGTAAAGGAGAACGAACCTATTTTCAAATCCTCTAACCACGCCTTACAACGCCCCATCCTCTCACTCCAACCACTCATTACGATAGAGGCCTGTTCGGTGGCTACGTTAGTGCCGCTGATTTGTTGGGTAAGTTCTGCTTGAGCTTGTGCAGTATTGATAAGCCCTTGTGCAGCTTGTATATTTTCGGCTCCAAAAACGGCAGCCAAAGCATCGGTATTTTGCCCTATCTTCTGCAACTCTTTGAGGCGCTCGGCAAAAGGTACCGTAGTATCTGATACTTTTTGCATATTCACCCCATAGGCGGCAAGCATATTAGTAGCCTCTTTAGAGAGGGCAGAGGGCGCATTCATTTTAATAAGTATGTTCCTAAGTCCTACCCCTGCTTCAGCCCCGTATTTGCCCGACAGGGCTAAGGCTTGCAGTGCAGCGTTTGTCTCCTCAAAGCTCACGTTAGAGAGCTTAGCGGCTCCTCCTGCTTGTACGAGGGCTTGGGCTATTTGTGGCACTTCGGCAGCACCTTCTTTTGCACCTGCCGCCATTACATTCATCATTCGCTCCATTTCGCCCGCTGCTGCTATGGGGTTCTGCAAGTCTACTTTGAACTGAAGCATTGAGGTAGTAAGCGCATCGGTAGCTCCTACCACATCGCCTCCCATAGTCTTGGCAAGTGTATTGGCATAGCTACCCATTTTGGCGAGTGCCTCATCGCTTTCTCCTATCTGAGGGCCTAAGCGTGAGAGGATAGTTTGAAAGGTAGCGAGGTTATCAGAAGCAGTCCCCCCAAACTCTTTAGCAAGGTTACGAGCTTTATCTCCTAACTTATCTAAATCGTCCCCCGTAATACCCGTGATAGCGGCTACATCTAAAAGTGATTTCTCATAATCTGCGCCTACTTGTGCAGCCTCTGAAAACTTTTGAGTGATATTCAAAAATCCTTGTGAAGCCGCTTGCCAATCGATAGGGCGCATACTGGTAGCCAACTTATCCCACCCCTCTTTCATACTACTTACCAGATTTTTCCAAGTATTTCGCATACCCTCAGCCGCACGCCTCACATTCTCTTGTGCAGTGTGCAAAGGTTGCGATACATTATCTTTGGCTTCAAAAGTCCACGTTGTAGTGTGATTCACGGTTGCGGAGTATTAGGGGTTAGATTGTTTGCTAATTTCGTTCAGTACTTCTACCAAGGCGCGCTTTACGGCTCGGTATAGGAGTTGTTCTTGGCATTTCATACTAAAATCAAGGGCTTTAAAATGCTCCTGCCAGTCTGTATCATTCATTGTTTCAGGCTGCTGTCCATTGGCACGGAGTAATGCATCTATGCCCTCTATAAAGTCGTACGCTTCTAAGGATAGCAGCGACGACTCTACACTTTTTTTAAGGCTACCTTTGAACTTTGCAATAGCTTACTAAGCTCGGTAATCAGGCCCATATAGATAGAAGCATCATTTTCCAACCACTCCATATCACCCTCCAATACACAATTTTTTACCAACGCCTCATTAGCTTTGTCGGGGTTCTCTTGGTATTCCTTAGAGGTTACTAAAGAAAGAATGTGCTTGTTAGGTTTCTTTACCAAAAAGTAAGCGGGTTCCTCACTGGTTTCCCCCTCTTCGGTAAAGGTAGTACCCGATGGATAAACGGCTATTTCTCTTACCACATTAGGGTATTTAGCTTTGTAATTTTCAATATCAGCTTCAGTGTATTTTTTCATTTTAAACAGCTTTTAAAAGGTTTTTAAATATTCCAGTCAATATGACTTACAATAAGCTCAAACTTAATAGCTATAGAGCCGTCTCCTTGCTTGATAGCCATTTCAGTTCCTAAGAACTCAGCATTGCGTATTATATCCTTAATGATAAGTCCACTGGGGGCTTCATAGATAACAGGAATGTCGAAAGGCTCAATATCCTGCAGGCGGGTACCTTTGGGGAGCGAGCGGTGTATGCCGTCTACCTCTTCTTTAAGAATGGTAATAGAAGCCTTTGCCTCGTAGTTCTCCTCCGAGCGTCCCACGGGGAAGCCTCCTGCACCCATAATATTTGATTTTTTGGTACTATCTGAATAATTGATTTCAATAATACCTACCACATCGCGCCCTAATAGGTTGAAGGTTACACAGTTCCAACCTTGTAGTTTGCCGAAGTGATTGATAACGTTTGTATTTTTTGCCATAGCATTATAGATTAGAGGTTAGACCAATTTCGCCCTCAATAGCGTGTAGTATATCATCAGGCACCAGGCGTATTTTCACCTTTAAAGGCGTTTGCTCTGTTACCGTTTGCTTAGCGTCAATGCTTACTGCATAACCGCTAATCTCACCAGTTACTACCATTTGTCTTTCGATAGCTTTTCCCGCTAATTCTTGCAAAGAGGTAACAATACTATCTTTGAGGTAGCCTGTTTGTGGGTTTTTAGGCAGCTTACTTTTGATACGTGGTGAGAGGGTTTGTCTTACTAAGCGTGCCGCCTTATTCCATACTCTATTGTTTTCAATATAAGTATAATCAGACGCCTTGCTCACACAGGTAGGAGAGTTTGAAAGGAAAAAGCCTGCCATATCGGCATATTGTCCTGCCAAAATATACCCTTTATCATTGAGTAGTTTCAGCTGTTCATTGCTAAGTTCCTCCGCACTTTGCCCTGTAGATATACCCCCGCTGATGTAACGTTTTTTACCCTCATCAGTAAGAGGATAGGTATTGCCTCCTTTAGCATTTTCGGGTTTGTTTTCAATATCAACAGAACCTAAATTTTCACTAACGTTGCGAACCGACAACATACCCAAAGCACTACCTACACTGGCGTGGTACTTGTAAGCCTCATCTATAGTGGCAATACCTTTGTCTTGGGCAATTATTACTGATACCTGCGGGGCATTCTTTTCTTTGAGGTCAGCAAAGTTATTTACCTCCAAGCCCTCTTTCCCTTTGCCCTCTATAAGCACAAAATCAATGAGAATGCCATCTGGTTTTACGGCTTCCACGATTTGTGTTTGCAGCTCTTCTACATCGCTGGCAATAGTGGAAAGGTCATTGGTAAATCCAAAGAGTCCTACCCCTTTTACCTGCTTGTTAGCACGGATAGCTTTTACTATCTGCGCTCTACTATCCTGCATTTTACCTACTGCTACTGGTAGGAAAATGATATGGCTTTCGGGAGCTAAGCGGAAGACTTCAGATAGGTGATAGTGAGTTAATGCCTTTTGATTGGCATCCAAACTTTCAGTAATACCTACCGCTTCTGCATCCTTTAGCTGAATAAAAGATTTAGTTTCTCCGTGTGTGAGTTGGGTGCCTGCCACAGCCATAGCGGCTACTATCAAAAACAAATTGTCTTTAGTAGAAGCAGTACGCCCCAAGCCTCCTTCAGCTTTTTTAAATGTAAATCCTTTGAGTTGTCCCATTTGTTATTCAGTTTTTTGTTCGTCGTCTTCTGTGGGCTCTTCAGTTTCTGTTTTTCCTTGTACAGTAGCTCCTTCTACTTTAGAAGTTTCTGTTTTACCCTCTTTATCTTTTTTGATTTGCGGTACCTTGTTTGCTAACTTCACACTTTTGCTATTGTCAAAGGTATATACCTTGCTATCAATAGAAGATGCGTGGAGCTGAGCGCGATTTTTTTCGTAGAAGACTTGTCCGTCTTCGGTGGCAAATACTTCGTCGAGGTTATTAGCTTGCATTACTTGTACAGCAATGGCTAAGAGTTGGGTGTATGTTTTTGGGTTTTCCATTGTTTTTTTATTAGGTTTAAAAGGTTAAAAAAAGGGGTGGGCTTACGGGCGCACCCCGTCTATTAACTACCACTGATGATAGCAGCTGTACCTTCGTCTTTGATAGCTACACATACAAAATGCATTTCAAAGCCAATAGTGTGCTTACGACCCTCTGGGTTTTCACTCTTCTCGCGGGCATAGCGTACGGCACTACCTACTGCCTTGACTGTGTAGTTTTTGTGGAACACAATAGAGGCTTCTTTCCCTTGAGGTACTGCACCAAAGGCTTCTTTTTCGCCGTTGTGGTAAGTAGGGGCGTAGGTGCTCTCATAGATTTCAAAGCCGTAGTAGTTATCGGCTATTTTACCGCTGTTGGCATCTTGGTATCGGGTTTTAAAGGTCAAGTCCTCAATAAGCAAGTCGGCAACGTGTTCAGAGCAAAGCACTAACACACGCCCTTTTTTAGGCACTTTGAGTTTGTCTTCCAATTTTTTCAACCTAATAATGTCTTTAGCGGTAAGTCGTTTGCGTCCTGTGCCATCGTCTTCACCTGTAGTGGTTATTACGGGTGTTTTATCGGTGTTTTTCTGAGGAGCTATAGACACTAAGGCGTGCTCGGCGGTTCTATCTTCGAGGGTTTCTCGGTGTTGTACTTGTACATCGCTTACCTTCTCATAAGGTAATGCGTAAAGCTCATCAGTAGTTACCTCTGTGTTTTCGGTCTCGTACTTATTAAGGGATATTATCACCTTGCCGTCTTCACGTTGGTGAGAGGCGATGGGATACACCGTGTTATTAATAAGCACCTTAGGGGCAAGCCCTCGCACAGGTATTTTAATAACATCGTTATTTAACCATTCGGGTTTTGATTTTACAGCACCGAGCCATTCGTTCTCGTGTCTGAATTGGGTAATGAGCTCTGTTACAGCAAGCTCATTTTTTAGGGGTAGGTTTTCGCTTCTTATTGGCATTTTCTATTTGTTTTTTTGTTGTTGATAGATTGCGTTAAGCTCTCTCACTTTTTTGGGGTCAGAAGCCATTAGCTCTTCTAAGGCTTGTGGATCCTTGGTGAGATAGTCGTTCAATGACCAATTGCTTTTGTCGGTAGCATTTTGGACTGTGTGTTGGATAGACTGTGAAGCGGGTTTTGGAGCTTCTATATCGTCTAACAAAGCGGCGGTTTTGTCGTAATCGGCATTGGCAAGGCTTATGTATAAGTCCTTTTTGTCGGCTGCTATTTTTTTGTCGAGGATAGCTTTATTTACTAACTTTTCGGCGCGTGCGCTGGCTTGGGCTTTAGTTTGCGTCTCGTGTTGTTTGAGGGCGGCAATACGTTCTTTAATTTGCTCATCGGTGGCATTAGCAGCCATACCGAGTGCGGAGATAAGCTCGTTTTTATCCATTGGTGTTATAATTTTAGGGTTTGTTACTACATTGAGTTGTGGCAGCTGTTTGCAGCCACAGGCTTGCATCATTGCTATTGTTTCGGTAGTGATTTCGGGGTCGCCATCTGTAATCTCGGTGATGAGCCCTAATTCTTTAGCTTCGGTAGCGTTAAGCCAATAGTCTTGTTGCCACAGCTGGTCTATCTCTTCAGGGGTTTTACTAAAACGGCTGGCGTAGACTTCTCTGTATTGAGCGGTGAGGTTTTCAAGGTGTTTTTCTTCTGCTTTTAGTTGGTCAATATTGCCATAGAAATCAGTAATGGGTTTGTGTATCATAAATTGCGAGCTCTTATAGGCTTTAGCAGGAAAATGTGCCATTATATAAGTGCCTGCCGAAGCTACCAATGCGCCTGCGGTAACGGTTACGCTACTCATTCGCTTGAGCTGATTCACTATTTCGGTAGCTTCATATACTGAACCGCCTTGTGTGTTGAGATATACAGTAGCGGTAGTGATGCCTTGTTTAATGGCCCTATCAACCTCATAACTGAAGTCAGAGGCTGTCCAGCCATAGTATATTACACCTGTAATACTGAGCTCTAACACTCCTGCTTGGGCGTTGATTTTTGAGATAATATTTGATGGTTTGTTGTTCATAGGCTTGAGCCTTTTGGGTTGCTGTTTGTTGGTGCAAAATTCCAAAGAAGAGGGCAGGCTTGCAAATTGGTGTCCCAAAATAGGCAGTAAATCCGACCTAAAATAGGCAGTAAATTCGACCTATTTTGGGACGGCAATTTTTATACGTTAGGGGCTTTGTGGAACTTTGCAGAGCTAAAAAGTAGAAGTATGGCAAAAGAAATAGAGAAAAAATCGGCACGTATCTTATTCATTGAGCAAGGCAAATCGGCTGAAGAGATTGCGGGGCAGCTTGGTGTGAATAAGCGTACCGTAGACCGCTGGGCTACAGAAGGTGAATGGCGCAAAATACGCGATGCTAAAGCTAATTCGGGCAAGGAACGCATTGAGCGTACCCAGCTGGTAGTAGACTCGCTTACTGACCGCCGTTTGCAGGTGATTGAACAGATAAAGGAGAAAGAAGCTGAGATAAAATACGCCGATAAGGATGAGGAAAGTAACCTACAAAAAGAACTATTGGAGCTGCGCAAGGAGTGCGCCTCAATTGATGATGCTATTGCCAAATGGAACAAGCGTATTGAAAACCTTATAAAGGGGACTAAGATTACCCTTTCGATGTATATAGAAGTAATGGAGAGTATTTTTGAAGCATTGCGCCTCAAAGATGAGAAGCTGTATATGCTTACTTTAGATTTCCAAGAGGAACATCTGCACGAGGTAGCCGATAAAAAGTTTTAAACAATGAAAGTAGAAGATAAAATAGCCAAAGAGCGGTATTTACAAAAGATAGCCTTTGCCAAGAGTGCAGGGGCACGTTTCGCCAATGAAACCGCAGAAGAGCGTAAGGCAAATATAGAGGCGTGTCGTAAAAACCCACGCCTAATGGTAGAACGTTACTTCCCTCACTATGCCGATGCTCCTTGCGCCGACTTTCAGATAGAATGGGCTAAAATGGTA